AATGAACAAATACAATTCAGATTGATACAAATGCCATGTTGCAATACATTGATCTGTTGGGTTAATCCACGCAGACCAATGTATTGTCCTGAGTGTGGAACAAGAGTATTCCATCATTTTCCTAAAGGTCAATGGGAAACATACTTTTCCATAGCTTGGTTACATGTCGAGGACTATGTTAAAGCAACATGGGATATAAAAAATGAAAAAGAAAGATGATCATGATGAGAAGACCTGCTTTCGTTGCAGGCTTCATGCACTATTTGAAGAAATATATCCAAAAGGTATTGGTAATGATGAAAGATTTATATTGACTACACTTGCTGAAGCAGTAGGTCAACTATTATCAGGAATGGATGATCGTGAAGCAGCATATTTTATGTTTGCAGTAATGAAATATATGCAAGAAGATGATGAAGACGAAACACCCACAGAACACTAGGAGGCGCAACATGGCTAAGTTTGAAGAATCAATCGATCCCACTGAAAGGCTTACGTTCTTTCCAGATGGAACTGCTCTAGTTATCAGGTATTCGCCGTGGACAGGTAAATTCAATAAAGTTACCATACGACTTACTGAAGAACAATATAATAATTGGCACAACAAGCGTATGCTGATACAAGATGCAATGCCTCATCTAGATAAAGATGAGCGTGAGTTTTTAATGACAGGCTATACCCCTACAGATTGGGCGACAATATTTCCTCCAGAAGACGAGGATGATAAAGACGTTTAATGGGGGAATAAATGGAAACGTCTCCTTGGAACAGGAAGCTCCATAAATATCTAATGACTAATGGATATAAATACACTCAACATTATCGTTATGATAGATATGACAAAGGTAAGATAACCATCTTCTATTATATCAATAACTACATAATGATTCTAGAGGGAGGGGAACCAGCATCAAGTAGAATAGTACGTGAAATAGAAAGTGTACTCTAACCAGGAAACTAAAATGTATCTCATGGATCATATAATAGAAACAGTTCACGAAGCTAAAAAGAGACGATTGTTGAATCATCCAGTTATAAGTGTCTTCCCAATATTGGAAGAGAAACTGAAAGGATGTCCACGTTTCTTATTTGATGAAAACTCAATACATACAGCAGTTGAACTTACTCTGGGGCGCCCCAAAGTTCTCAGAGAAGCCATGGCGCATCTTACCATACCTTATTCAAGAATGTGGATAGAATGGCCAGAATCTGGTAGAGAAAGATTGAGGCAAACATTCTCAATAGATGCTTTTGAGCATCCAAATAGACCTTTACCAACCCGTCTTGGCTTTTTGTTAGAAGCAGATGAAGCTGGTAGAAAAGGAATGGTAACTTGGGTCTGGAGTAATCATTTTATTAAAAAAGGAGAGCCACCTAATGTGTGTCCAATATCTGCTTTCTTTGATCTAGATTTTGATTACGGAAAGTTATCCAATTCGCATATGTCAAGCTTTTTGGACGCAAATCTAGCACACATTTGGAGAAACAAACCAATTCAATTAGCTGCGCTCCAGAGTATATGGGACACAGCAGTACATAAGCCATCTGATTGGGGAATGAGATTTCTAGAACTTCCTACTCCAACATCTCCATTTGGACACACCAATAATGAAGTAGCCAATTTCTACGCAGACGTTTATGGTGAATACATTATGGTTTGGTCTTGCCTAATGCTTCTTACCAGTTCTAGGAAGATCATAGATCTAGAAGAAGTTGACATGTCTAAACTTAATCAGATTCGTAAACGAATGAACAAACCTGTAAAGCTGGACCATACTGTAGTGAGCATGTATATTAATCAAGATGTTCACGTACACAAGCCAGGTGTGCCGTTAGGATTTGATAGAAAGAGTCCTCGAATTCATATGGTTTCTCGCTATCTAAATAGACGTGGCGATAAACATTGGATAGTGGAGCCTTTCTGGCGCGGCAAAGGTGAAGTTATAAGCAGACATGTGAAGGTAAAAGTTTAGGAGTGCAACATGACTTATGAAGTAGTATCATTTACCGGTGATTTCCCATTAGCACATCAGCCTAATTGGGATGTCCAATACGTAACAAGAGCAGAAGCTATCAAAGAAGGTAGACTTCAACATGAACTATTCAACATAGAACAACATAATGAACATTATACTATGGTTTTAGATTTAGATAAAGATGAAGATAATGAAGTTGAATGGATAATTTATCAAGATAAAGAATATGTAGGACGTAAAGCTCAAATACTTGCTGATGATTTAGCAGGAGAATGTACGTGACAGCAGACGAATATGAATATTTCATTAAGCAATTAAATCCAAATTGTTGGAAAATATATAAAGTAGATGGACATTATAAAGAACCAACTGATACTTATACAGTTATGCTACACCGTGGCTATTATCAATGTGATTGTCCAGCACCAAAACACTGCAAGCACATTGATATGGTCAAACCCAAGAAGGATCTATTCTAATGAAATGTCCTTACTGTAATGGAACTGGAGATTTAATAAATCCTGAAGTTGGTGCACTCATTCTGTTGGCGCGCCAAGCTAAAGGAATGACACAAGAACAACTTGGTATAGGTTCTAGCTTATCACGCGCACAAATTGCTAATATTGAACTTGGTAAATCAGATGTACCAACAAGAACTTTAGCGCGTATTGCCCAGACACTTGGTGTTTCTATGAAGGATTTAGTACCGTGACTCGTGAATGTGGAGACTGTACTCTTTGCTGCAAATTGGTACCAGTCAAAGAGATAGATAAGCCAGCTAATACACGTTGTAAGCATCAACGACAAATAAAGGGTTGTCTTGTTTATCATACAAACAAAATGCCATTCTCTTGCCATGTTTGGAATTGTCGTTGGCTTGTTAATGCTGATACACACGATTTGGCGCGCCCAGATAGATCGCATTACGTCATAGATATGATGCCAGATTTTGTTATTGCCTTAGATGGAGATAAGAAGATTCAAATTCAAGTAGTCCAAATTTGGTGCGATGCTAATTATCGAGATGCTTGGAAAGATCCTAAGCTCAAAGCATATATGATGCGTCGTGGCGCAGAAGGAATTGCGTCTATGATTCGTTACGACTCTTATGAAGCGTTCATTGTTTTTCCGCCTAATATGACTGCCGAAAAGCAATGGATGATTAGGTCTGGTGACATGAGAGAGAAGAGTGAGCTAATCGAACTATTGGAGGAATAATGGTAAAGTATAAACCAGGTTATGAACATCTATATAAAAGATTTCCAGGTCATTATAGACAACTCATAATGAATCCAACAAAACCATTTAGACCTAATTATGAATATTTATATACACCATATCCTCCAGAAGATGATGAGGAAAAATGGCATCATTGGTGTGAATTTCATGGTGTAAAATTATGGACAGATTTAATATTTTGTGACAATTGTTGTAAAATAATTAATCCAAACAGACATTATAATAGAAGTATGGTGCCAAATTTATTACCAGCAAGAATACGATATTCAGTACCTGAAAAAATTCTCTGTCAAAGTTGCACAGCAAAAGAAAATTATCAATATTACCAACTTGAAGAGATTACGCATCTCACTAGGGAGATTCGTAATATGACGAGGAGAAGCAAACGTGGGAAAAAAGAATAATAAACCAAGACAGATCGTAAATGACACTCGTGGTTTACGATGGCTACTTTTAGTCTGTATAGATGATCTTGCGAACAGCAGGATCACACCCAACAAGGCAAACGCAATGTCCAATGTTGCTAATTCGATAATGGACACAATGCGTTTAGAGATGGTATCCACCAGGATTGGCAGTTCTGATGGATACGCGCCTCTGATTCTTGCTAACGTTCCAGAAGAGATCGAGGCTAGTTAAACAGGTCTTTGACCTCCTGAGAGACAGGCAAAATCTTTTCTCCAAGCTCTTTTGCCTGTCTCTCAAAATCTGGTTCCCATTTAACTTCGTTTATCCATGGAAGAACCATCCCATTCTGTTGCGCTGCAAAGATTAAACCGCCAAGACTTTTAGTCCCATTTCTAGGTAGTTCTGGCCGATGCGATTTCCATTGCCGTGTAAAGTATCCTTGGCCTCTACCCATAGTTCCGTAGCGTGCGCCTCCTGATACTGCTTCTAAGAACAGTTCAAATGCTTGATCAATTGTTAGTTGATTAGCTTCGTTGTCGTCATGTATTGCACCTATTAACGGTAGCATAACATTGAGTGTGTACCACTCGTTACTATCTGCTAGATGGTTATCACGTATGTAATCAATACATGCTGATGCTTTCTTATACGCTGTCCATTTTGAATCTTTACGAGGGATATATGGTGTACGAACTGTTTCTCGCTGTACTGACATCTCTGGTACTAGGCTGCGTAGCTTACGTATATCAGTCTTATGATAGTATTCCTTTAAGAGGTGAGCTAACGCTGGTTTTTGTCCTTTTGCTATCTTTTCTAATTTTGGATAATTAACAGTGCCAGGTAAGCGCATAACACGATCAACGTTGGACATGTTGTCTACTTTGACAGGTAGATCTTGGAATATGTTGCGCAGCATAGCTTCAAAATCGTGTGATAAATTGGTTACACCAGAACGAAATTTTATTAGTTCATTATTTATTTCTTTTTGCACTTCATCATTAGCTGGACGGAATAGTTGAATATCTATTGCTTCAATAAGAAAATATACAAGCTGAAAACCACCCCCAGAATTAACAACAACTGATGGGCAAATATCTCCTGTTAGTTTCTCATCTATAAAGGACGCGATTTGATCTGCATCTCTTTGGAAGGATGTAAAATCTATGTCAAAAGCTAAAGCTCTGATAGCGATAATATCATCAATATTATTCTTGCCCCACCAACCTTGCCTTTGTGAAACTTTGCACGGTCTATTGACGCTATAATATACGTTTGATTTACGATCTTGTCTTTCTTGAATATCTTGTATGAGTTGTTTCTGTTGTTGCGCCTCAAAGGTGCAACCTGGTTCCCATTTAGGACCGTTTTGTGGACCTCCGAATGGAGCTTCACTTGCAATAGTATGGCGACCTCCTGGATCCAGGAGGTCTAGAAAATACAGGCATTGTTTGATATTTAGTTCCATTTTATTCCTCCGTGTTGTTTGGACGGAAATTGACTACGTTTTCCTTTTCCAATTTTACTTCTTGTTTTTGAAATTTATCCCAGGCTTCGTTAAGTTCTTGTTGAGCTTGTCTTAGAATTGAAAATGTATCTTTATAAAGCTTAACAGCATCGTCAAACCTCTTTTTAGATGTTTCCCATTCTTTCTTCGCAGATTCAAATTCTGCGGGAAAAAGTTCTGGCATTACCAATTCTCCTTTTCTTACTTTCTTGCCCTAAGTATAGCGCAAGTAGAGGCGTAAGTATAGATCGAATATCGCAAGTAGAATGTTAACTCTCACAGCAGGAGCACAACTAGTGGCAAACTTCACGTACAAATCATACAACTTTGTAGACAAAGATCCCATAATTGATGAGATAAGGACTGTCTATCAAGATAGCGGTGTGAATTATAGGTGGATTGAAGAAAATTCTGGTGTAACTGCCCAGACATTATCTGCTTGGTTTAATGGCAGAACTAAGAAGCCACAGGCAGCAACCATCAACGCAGTTCTTCGATCATTAGGCTACAAGCTCGGTATTG